TCCCCTGCGAGATGGACAAACGTGGCGAACCATCCGTATTTCTCGGATAGCTTGGATCCTTCACCGCCTTGGAAAAGCTGTCCAAAGCGTCGGCTAACGCCGTCCCGGTACGCAAAAAAAAAGCGGCTGCACCCAGCGCGTGGGCCATCTTCATCTCCTTGAAGTATTCGCTTCGGTCCTCCCCGTCGTAGTCTTCGATGCGGTAGAACTCTCCGTGCTCTTCTACGATGGGGCGGTAGAGGATGCCCATGACCTGGGGGAGGTGCTTGTCGAGGGAGTCCTTGCAGAGGGTCTCTATGTCGGCGAACTCCGCGAGCGTAATCCGGGACAGGTTCGGGTGGAAGCCGTAGCGCTGGTCCAACTCGATGATGCGCTCGACGGGATAGCTCTCATCGTACTTGTCGATGATGCCGCCCAGCACCCCTCCGATGTGGAGGATGTCTTTCTTCTCCATCCCCATCACTTCCTCGGTGGTCAGATTGCAAAGGATGCAGATGGTGTCCACCACTTGCCGCAGCTCGTCTCCCTCGGGGATGGCTTGCACCCGCTTGTACTGGTCGATGGTGACGTCGTAGAGGTCCTCGGGGATTGTGATGGTCTTCTTCACGTCAGTAAATAGACGAAAGGTCGGGCCATAAAAAAAGGCCCCGGAGGGCCTGGTGCTCAGATGAGCGAGGCGGCTATTAGCATGAGCATAATGTAGCCGAAGGTGAGGAATACGTCTTTCATGGTGCCAATGTACAACCCTCTTCGCATATATGCAAACCCGTCACGCGAGGAAGTAGGACCCGGACCGAGACGTGGTCAGCAGGTTCAGGCACACATACCGCACCGCATCAATGCCGTGGTTGTCCTTGTCCACGGGGCGGTTGAGGTTGCGGCCGTTCTTGTCCTGCTCCCATCGGTACGCCCTGAGCTCCTTCTGTAAGTGGGTGCTGTCTGCGGTGACCAGCAGCTTGTGCCGGCGCATGATGTCGATCCCCTGCCGCACGGAGTCCGGACCCTTGCGGGCGGGCTTCACGTTGTGGCCCAGCCGGAAGAGCTCCTCGATACTCTTCGGCTCTGCGCTGTCCGCTATGATGGTCTCCACGTCCAGCTTGTTCAGCTCCTCGGATATGTCGGGGTTGGTGAGTCCGGTCGAATACAGGCGCTCGTGGAGGATGAGGGTGTGCCCGTCTTGATAGACGTCGATGACGGCGGTGGGGTCGTTGGTGAATCCGAAGTCGAGTCCGGTGCCGATGCGCTTCCCGGCTATCTCTCCCACCTCCCAAGTGAAGACGGCCGCCTGGTTTACTCCTCGCTCCCCGAGGCCGTAGATCCTCCAGTAGTTCGGGTCGGCATCCTTCAGGCGCTCAATCTCTGCGACGGTAGCTGCGTCGAGGTAGGGGTTGTCCTTGTATGTGGTCCGGAAGAAGGACGAATCCTCCCGGGGGATGACCTCCTCGTAGATCCAGTGATACTCGTCCGAGGGATTGAAGTCGAGGATGGCCTTGCCCGTGGTCCTGAGCAGAAGCTGCCTCCAGTCTTCGAGGGCGAGCTCGTTGGCCTCGTTGATGAAGAGGATGTCCCGCTTCCGGCCCCTGACCTTTTGGGGTTGGTCCACCGATATGAACTCGACCAGGTTGCCCCAGAGGACGTAGGTGGCCTCGCTCTTGTTATGCTGGTCCACGTTGTAGCAGTCCTCCCTCTCGAGGATGGAGAAGAAGTCCCGCATCGCCGTAGCCCTGAGTGCAGGAAACGTCTTGCGGGCGATGGTGATGACTGCGCCGGAGTTCTCGTTGGCGTGGCACAACTCAATGAGCGCCGTCAGGATGGAGAACGTCTTGCCGGATCGGGTTCCGCCCTGGTGTACTTGCACCCGGGAGTCGCAGCCCTTGACGTGGTAGTAGGTGGCGGGTTGTTTCAACTCACGTCGGCGTTCTCAGCCGTGAACCACGAGAGCGGCTTCTTCTCTGCCACGGCGATCTCCTGCCGCTCGACGTACCCCCGGTTCTTGCCTTTGGTCTTCAGGAAGAAGATGGTGGCGGCGGGGTTGCCGTCCCGGATGAGTTTGTGCAGATGGGATTCGGCGAAGTCCACGGCTACCTCGGACAGCTCTTCGACGGCGGTCTTGTAGTCGTCGTCCTTGAGCCAGTTGTAATGCGTCTGGCGAGAGATGCCCATCGCCTTGCACGCAGTCGATACCACCCCGAGGGATTTCTCCAGGGCTTCGAGCATGGCTTTTTTCTGCACGTCCATTTATGTCAATCCTCTTTGACCTGTTGAATGCATACGGCGAGGCGTTGCACCTCATCGGGGAACTCGGCCTTCATGGTCTCATCATTCATACAACGTCCCATGAATGTGGTCTCGTCTTCGTTGGGTTTGGGTGTGGGGATCGGCATTAGGTGCGGTGTCCAAATAGTGAGGTGTCATAGCCTGCCTCCCCTTCCGTCTGGAAGATGGGCGTAACGGTGTAGGTGTAGTCTGCGTCTCTGTACCTGGAAAGAATGTGGCTGCCTCCGGTCTTGATGTGTCTGTTCAGCATGGTGCGGGCGTGCTTCCGTGAGGATACGAACCACACCTCCTTCTCGTTTAGCTCCGGGCACTTGAAGACCGCCTTGTAGATTTCAGCCATCCAAGAATAAATATAGCACGCAGAAAAGCGCACCCATCAGTCCAACGAAGGTGACGACGTAGGCGTACTCTGCGCGTCTCATAAGTCGAGCTTGTTCTTGTAGTGCTGGATGATCTTCTCGGTCTCCTTGCGGTAGTAGTCCTTGAAGTCTCCGACGGGGTTCTCATTCCAGACCTTGTACAGGACGTTCCGTAGGCGCTGGGATTGACTCTTGGGCTCGTCATAGAGATCGAGTTCTATGGCGTCGAGTTCGTCTACCTCATCGCGGTTGAGGGTCTCCTGTCCTCTGAAGTACAGAATCCCGAAGGTGTCCACCAATCTATCGATGTCCGCTATCTCTCCGCTGCTCTTCTCCTGGGTGATGAAGCGGAGGGAGACGGTCCTATCCTTGCGGCGTTGGTATCCGTCAAGCTGTCCGGCGGTCAATATCTTCAAGGGCTCGGAATATTTGGAGGGCGACTTGTGGGACGATGGCGTTGCCGTAGGCTTTTATGGACTCTCGTCTCCACTTTGGAAAGGTGATACCGTCCAGCCTTTTGGGAAGCCCATCATCTCCTCCACAAACAGGGGCGACAGTTGGGAAGGTTTCCCAGCCTCTTGGGCCATCAGGTGATTCAATTCGCTGCGGCGCGTCGGCTGGTCGGCAGGGCGTTCCTTCTCTGTCCCTGTGTTCCAACACCTGGCTGTTGGTGTTGGTAGCCACGATCCAAATTCGGTCTCTGCGGTGCGGCGCGTTGACGCCTGAAGCAGGAAGTACGGCCGGAAAGACTTCGTAGCCGTCACCTTCCAAGTCAGCGCACACCGTGTCGAGAACCAACCCTTCATTCCAACTAAGGAGGCCGCGAACGTTCTCCGCCACGACGTAGGTGGGGCGAGCCTCTCGAATGATTCTAAACATCTCCGGCCAGAGATATCGGTCGTCGGATGTCCCGGCCCGCTTTCCTGCTGCACTAAAGGGCTGGCAGGGGAAGCCTCCCGAAATGACGGATACACGTCCGCGAAAGTGAGTTGCGTCGAAGGTCTTGACATCGTCAAAGGATTGGGATTCGGGGAAGTGGTGGGAGAGTACCTGACGGCAGAACGGGTCGCGCTCGACGTGGAAGACGTTGTCCCACCCCATCCACCGGGCCGCCAGGTCGAAGCCTCCGATACCTGAGAAGAGGGAGCCGTGGGTCATACGGCCGCCTCTGCATTCAGGTCTTCCAACAATGCGGACAGGGTCTCTGCGGTGCGCTCTTGTTTCTGAGTCCGGCTGCGTGGGCCATCGTGAACCGCGTATGTCACTTCGGCAATCGCGCGACCGGTAGGCCAAATCATGACTGTAGCCTCTACCTCATCCCCGGCTTGAGTGGTGTATTCCAGGATGAGGCGGGAACGCTTGCGGTATGCGGCCCTGTTCTTGGCGTTGGTCAGGATTCGGCGAGCGTCATCGACGTATTGGTAAGGGAGTTGTGTGTTTTCCATGCGGCCAAGATACAAACCTCTTTCGCATATATGCAAATTTATTTGATGCTTTTGGGGTGCCCCTTCGGGAGGAGGTCGTTGTCGCCCACATACTTAGCGTTCTGCGGGCGGCCGTTCTTTACAAGATACAAAAAAGCGTTCACTCGCGCCTGGGCCCATTGCTCCGCGCTGGTCACGTTCGGAGAGTGCGACGTCTGGAAGGCACCTACCCCCCTTTGATAGACCACCCTTAACTTGGGCAGGGTCACCCCGTACCCGAGTTTCTCCTTGTAGCGTTCGTTAAACTCGTCGGATTTCTTCTTGAGGGTCTTCTCCACCGAGGCGGGGACCTTCACCTTTCCCTCTGACGCTGCCGCTCCGGGCTTGTTCTTATCCGATCCTCTCTTGGGGTTGGGGTTCGGGGTGTCGGACTTCGGCGCTTTCTTGGAGGGCTTGACACCACCCTTCGGGCCTACCTCGGCCAGGTCTACCCCTTCCTCTCGGAGTACGTTCCGGGCCCATGCGAGGCCAGCCTTCCCACCCCACAACAGGTAGGAGATGGTCCCGCACGCTTTCGTGTCATTGGGGTCGTAGTAGGTCTCCGCCCGGGACAGGTAGGAGTACATCCGGCGAACCGTGTCGAGGGACATCGACTCGTTGGCTATCTGCTGCGCCCTGACCTTGCCCGTCTGGGTGGCGCACTTGTTGCCGACCTTATCGTTGAGCTCGATCCCCCTGCGGGCGTTGTTGCGTACCCCCTCCGGGGCGCGGTAGGTCTTAAATTCTTGCACGTTGCTTACGATTGTAAAGAGGGTAATACCATACCCGCTTCGGTTTGCCTGTGTGGATTGTCGCCTCGCCTTTCTCTACCGCTTCGCGTAGGGCGTAGCTATAGTCTCGGTCAATAGAAAGGCTGCGCGGGTGATACTTCTGGCCATTCCACTCCACCCATTTAGTCGGGGATGTCGTACCCATCATGTCGAAGTTCGCAGCCTTGTAAATTGTCCCTACATGGCCCTCCGTCAAATCGGAATAAGACAGGACACCACGGGCCTGCGTGTTGCGTTTTATCCATTTGATGCCCTTTGCAAGGAACCAGCTCTCAGAGTTGCGTGGCATATCCTCAAGGCAAGCCATCCGGCGAATGTCTATCGACTGCGGGTATTTCTCTGAGTGCCTCGGAGGGCCCAGTACCATACCCCCTGCGATACAATTGTCGTAAACCATCGCCAGGCATTGCGTAATGCCACCCCCAATGCGGGCTCCCTTGTAGTGGTGCGCGCTGAATATGTGGCGAATGTCGCTGTATGCACACTCTGCGACGCCTGCCTTCAGTGCATCAAACGTCTGTGCCGACTCGCGGTAGGAATCAGAAAAGAGGTCTTCACTGTGTGCAACGGAGCTCATAGGCGCGTTGGAGTTTCTGGACCATGTCGGCGTTCTTGCCGGTGCAGTTGCAGGGCTTGGCGGCGGCGTTGAAGGTCCGGTTATAGATCTGATACATGACTTTCCCCTCCGAGCGGTTCAGCCTCCCCCCCTTCACGGAGATTTGCATCCGCTCCCACATCTCCGCGTCGCGCTCGCTCATCTTCACGTTCCGCCCCGGGAACATCTCGTTGAGTTTCTTCTGCCGGTCCTCACATCCGCAGTCCTCGACCACGGCGTGGACCAGCTTATCGATTCCCGTTGCTTTCGTCAGCTTCGCGATCTTGTCGCCCAGCCCCTTGGATTCGTTTTCGGACACGTCGGATGGTGGTGTATAGGGTATGGCGGGAGATGCCCGTAGCCTCCGCGAAGGAGTCCAGGGTATGCCCCTCTTCAAAGTATATGGCAAACACTTCCGCATCGAACCACGGGAGGTCGGCGAGTTGCTGCTCGATATGGGTGAGGAGTTCGTCGCGGTGGGCGGCTACCCCGTCCCCATCCCACCAATCTCGGATGTGGTGAGAGAACTTCCTCCGGCGCTCGATGTCCTTCCTCCACTTGTAGTGGTACCGGGACGTCTTGGAGTTGTAGTTGTTGACCATCACCCTCAAGGCCCAGTACTTCATCTGTCCCCTTTCGAGGAGGCCGTCGAGGGTTTCCTGTTTGGTCTGGTAGAGTTGGAGGATGACCTCGTGGAGCAGGTCCGGCCCATCGCGTCCGGCTATCCTTTCGGCAGCCTGGAGCAGGTCGGAGTAGTTCCGCTCGAGGTATCGGTCCAGCGTCACAACCCGCAGTATCCAGAGTCACACTCTTGAAACCCATCTAAGTCGTCGAGAGTTAGTTGAGTTTTGTGGTTTTTGAACTGCTCGTATGTGCCGTCCCTGCGGAATGTATTCCACCCCATGACTTTGCCCGCCTTTGATTTCCGGGTTCTTGCCTCCTCTTCGCGATCCGTGAACCATTGATACTTCTCCGGAAACTTCTGGCTCATCAAGTTCAAGAGAATGGGGTTGCGGTGGAAACATCCTACGCAGTTGTTGCGCTCCGCAAAACGCACGGGCTTGTCCTTCCAGAACTCGACAATCTTATCCTTATGAATTCCCGCTGTATGCAAGGGAAAGGAATTCACCGCATACTGGAAGTCCTGAAATTTACGGCGGCCAGATGCTGAGGTGCCCACCTGAAGGCGTTCATTTCGATACCCATACTCGTCGTGAGCATCGAGAGCGCGCTGAACTCGCTTGTCTTCTCCTGCTCTGAACCCAATCCTCATCTCTACGGGCTCGCCTATGTTTTCAATCACCCATTCGGCGATTGGCTTGACCTTCATCCGTGCCGTGCAAAACCGCCGGATGGCACTCGGCAAGACAACCCCCTCCGACCTCAGCACCTCGTCAAAAGTTGGGTTCACCACAAACGTAATTTCTTGTCCAGTGTACTGTTCCAAGTCCGAAAGAGTGTAGGCAATCACATCGTCTTCGGCAGTCGCAATAAACTCCTTACCCGTCTTGGACTCAAAGTATTTTTTGATCCACGGGTCCGCAGGAGCGGCCCGAACATCTTCAAGTTCTACCAAGGCGAACAGATTAAAGTCCGCCGGATAGTGCTTCATCATATACGCGGAGGTCTGGCCTCCTGAAACGCTGTTTACTGTCTTCATAGCTTTCTGAGCTTGCGGTTGTAGACCTCGATGAGGGCCTCGAGTTCCTCGGACGAATACTTGCGGGTCTGGTTGGACATCTGCTCGATCTTCTCCGCGGTGCCCTCCCCGAAGTCCGCATCCAACCTACGGGCGAACCTGAACTGCTCCCCGGACCGGAAGCCGTTGCATCTCTTACACTGGGGAGCCACATTGACCAATCCGTCCTCGGGGTTGCAGAGCCACCGCGTCGAGAACTTCCCGCGGGATTGAAAGTGTCCGGCGTCGACCGTCTTCCAATGGGCTTGTCTTCCGCAGGTGTAGCACTCGACGTAGCCTCTGTGGTCGGCGCAGCTCTGCCGCACCCATTGGGAGAAGACCTTGTCGAGGCGGGCGATGAGCTTCTTCCGGGTCACGCGAGTATTCCGAGGCACGACAACAGGAGGATGACGATCCCGAAGACGCGCACCTGGTGCTCTTGGAAATACTCCACCCCGAGCTGGGCAAAGGAAAGGACCGCGATAGCCGCGAAGAGTCCGGTGGTCATTTGGGTTTGATTTGTCCGAGGGCCAACAGGTCACC